AAAGGCAAGTTTAAACCACTGAATCCAGATAAATATCTAGGTGACCCTACGAATATTGTATATCGATCTGGATGGGAATTGGCGTTGATGCGTTATCTAGACAAGCATCCTCACGTCATTAAGTGGGCAAGCGAAGAGGTCATCATACCATATAAGAGTCCTATTGACGGTAGATGGCACAGATACTTCCCAGACTTCTATGTGGAACAGATAAATAAAGATAAGAAGAAAGTGAAGATATTGATTGAAGTTAAGCCTAAATACCAGACTGTGCCGCCTGTAGTGCAGAAGGGCAAGAAGCCTACCAAGAAGTATATAAACGAAGTTAAAACTTGGGGTGTTAACCAAGCAAAATGGGAAGCAGCTTCAGAGTACTGTAAAGATAATGGTTTGATATGGCAAATAATGCACGAAGATCACCTGGGGATAAAATAGATGTACGAGTATAGAGTAATTGATTGCGATAGTAAGGTAACACTGTAATGGCAACAGTATTCGATGAAATCCTAACAAAAGGCATTCGACAGGGCAAGGTACCTGCTCGTGAAGCTCAGGCACGTACGTGGTACAGGGATGCAGCTAAATCTCATGGCAGAGTCAATGAAGGTAAGTTGATGCGAGGTGATTCAGATCGTCTCACGGCCAAGCCAAGAATTGGTCAGATGTACATGTACTACTATGATGCAAAGGGTAAAGGGACTTTACCGTACTTCGATAGATTCCCATTGGTGTTCCCGTTCTCGGTTGCCCCAGGTGGCTTTTATGGACTTAACATGCACTACATTCCATTGCCACTGAGAGCCAAGCTGATGGATGCTCTATACACAACAGCAAATAACAAGCGCTACGACGAGAGTACTAAGCTGAAACTCAGTTACGACATACTGCAAGGTGCATCTAAATACAAGGACTTCCAACCTTGTATCAAGCGATATTTAACATCACAGCTAAGAAGTGAATTCATGTACATATATCCGTCCGAATGGGATATAGCACTATTCTTGCCACTGGAAAGATTCCAAGGCGCAACCAAAACACAAGTCTGGGCAGACTCACGAAAGAAGATGAGATAATAAAATGGCGTTCAATATAAACACATTTAATAAGAAGATCAGTGAGCATGGCTTGGCGCAGAATAACCTATTCTATGTCAGAATTGCCACGCCACAAGTAATTACAGATGCTATGAATGATGTGAAGGTCGTTAAGGATATAGAGTTCTTCTGTAGAAGTGTCACCCTACCAGAGATGGATATAGCGACATCTGACATCCAACGTCAGGGATTTGGTGCAGTAACTCGTCGACCTCAGGGCATGACGTTTCCGGTGATACCAGCGGTGTTTATGGTAGATAGCGAATTCGGCGTAATGAAGTTCTTTCATCGCTGGGCGCAATCTATAGTCAACTACGACACAAGTGCTGGAACCTTCTCCTCTGTGGGCGGACAGACTCCGTATGAGATGGGATATAAGAGCGAGTACGCAACGACCATGACCATAGTCGTGTACTCATATGCGTCCGAGTCAATCACATATACATACAAGTTAGGTGGTGTGTATCCTGTGAACGTGGGTAATATATCAGAGGCGTGGGAGAATGCTGCTGAGGTGATGACTCTACCAGTTGGATTTACATATGACACATTAGAAGTCTCGGGTGCGCAGACTGGTGCCGTATTGGATAGCGCTCATGGCGTAAATGGACTACTGACGTGGTTCTCTTCGATAAACTCGTATGCTCAAGCTATCAATGGAATTAAGAAGCCTACTAGTGTCCAAGATGCAATAAACTCAATTACAAGCGTATCAACAATCGTGAATTCTTTTAAACGTTAATAATTACTTTACTATAGGAAATAATGAGATGGGATTACCAAAGATTCAACTACCGCTATTCGAGACTAAGTTATTCTCTACGGGAGAGGTTGTCAAATTTAGACCCTTCACTGTTAAAGAAGAGAAGATACTGCTAATCGCTCAAGAGTCTGATGATATGAATCAAACGCTCTTGGCGTTAAAACAGATTATTGGTAACTGTGTCTATGGCGTTGACGTTGAATCTCTTCCGATGTTTGAATTAGAGTATCTAATGCTACAGTTGAGATCAAAGTCTGTTAACAATATGATCACATTTAGTATCACAGATCCAGATACGAAGCTACCTGTCGAGATAGAGCTTGATATCGACGACATAACGCTCAGTAGCGATCCCGCTCATTCGAAAGAAGTCACAATCAATGATGATATGTTTCTTATGATGCGATATCCAAGACTTGACGAAGTTTCTATGTTTAAAAACTTTGTAGAAGGACAAACCGATACGCTATTCAATATCATGATATCGTGTATAGACAGCGTAGTCGATGGAGACTCTGTGAGTTCAATGTCCGACTACACAGACGAGGAGATTCAGTCTTTCGTAGAATCACTTCCCGGTAAAGCGATTGAAGGACTAAAGAAGTTCTTCGAGACAGTTCCGGTTCTTCGTTTCGAGGCGAAGTACGTCAATGCTAATGGCGATGATAGATCATTAGTGTTGGAGGGTATGGAAACTTTTTTTATCTGACGTTGAGCCATAATAGCCTGAAAGTATACTATAGAACTATATTTTCATTGGCTCAACATCATAAATACTCGATAAGTGATATTGAGAACCTTATACCGTACGAACGTGACGTGTATGTTGATATGCTAATAGAATATGTAAACGCCCAAAACGCAGATCAATAGGATAAAGATATGACTGATATATTACAAGAAGTTAACGAGTCAGCGCAGGCATCTCATGCCCAGCGGATCTCAGATGAGGAGTTCGATATGGATCAGAAATTAATGCGGCTAGAGAACGAAGATAAGAGACATGACGCTCAACGCAATATGGCGTGGTTCGCTCTTTTCGGGATGTTACTATATCCGTTTGCAGTAGTAATCGCAAGTTGGATCGGATTAGATCAAGCAGCATCAACCCTAGGCGATATGGCTCCGACATACTTTGTGTCGGTAGCAGCAATCGTTGCGGCATTCTATGCCGGTCAAGCACTGAGCAAATAAGGTAAGTAAAATGGTCGAAGTAGTAGCAGTTCCAGAAGATGCGTTTGTTGAGAATCCTAAACTGGAGGACATCTTTTCGTCCATTGAAAAGCAACTTATCAAGCAGACTGGTTTCCTAAAATCAATGCAGTCTCTTCAGGCGAGTCAAGTGAAGTTTACCAAGGATTTGGTTAATGACGCAGAGCGTACTAGACTAGAAGATAGCGTTGGTAAAGGAGATTTGGGAGATACCGAGATCCCAGCGCAGAGATCTTCCGACGATCGTGGCCAAGAGTCTGTGGATTCTGGGTCACCGGATACAGCGGGAGGAGGAAGAGGATTAGGTCTAATTGGTGGAGCGCTTGGAGCACTGTCAATCAAAGCTTTAACATCAAGCATACTCAAAGGCGGAATCGCAACGCTCTTGGCTCCTGTGATCATAGACTTCGTGGTCGGTGCCGTAAAGGAGGTGTTTGGTGAAGGTGGACTCGATCTAGGCATTGATCCTGCCACAATGCAGAAAGTTGCTGATGCAGTGAAAGAACAGTCGACGTTTATCATTGGGGCAACTGTGATCGGTAAGCTGTTTAAGAAAAGCTGGCTAGGATTCGCCCTCTCAACTGGGTGGGCAATAGGAGGTAGCTTAAGCGATTGGTTGGATACGAACAAGGAAGGACTCATCGAGACTCCCTTCGGTGATATTGACCCTGGCGTTATGGACAACTTCGGCAGAGCTATTGGTGTGGCAGTTTCTGGTGGGTTAGTACTGCTATCAGCTAAGATCACAAAGTCGTTAGGAATAGCGTTCGATAGTATTAAGACGAAAATGTCCAACTTCAGAGTACCGAAACTCGATAAACCAATCAATCCTGTTAGAAATGATCCGGGAGCTCCAAAGTCATCATCCATTCCTAGCGCAACCACAAAGACGGGTGTATCACCTGCTGTTAAGTCTGGCGCATCACCGGCTGTTAAGTCTGGCGCAGCACCTGCCGTTAAGTCTGGCGCATCACCGGCTGTTAAGTCTGGTGCATCACCACGAATGATGATGAAAGGCCAAGGATCAGCGGTTCCTAGTGGCATGACTCTAAACTCCTCCGGTAAAGTGATAAGTAAGACCACAGGGAGATTTCAGAGTATATCCCAGATCGTAGAAGCAATGGAAGCTGATGGAAGAACTGCCAAACTGGCCAAGTACGCCAAATTCTTTAAGTTTGCAGGTCCTGCGATGGCAGTCCTACCAGCACTTATTGACCCAGCAATGGCGATTTATAATGATGAACCTGAAGATGTTGTTAGAAAAGAGATTGGCGGCGCATTAGGATCGATCAGTGGTGCATACTTAGGGGGACTTGCTGGTGCGGCAGCAACTACATTCATACCTGTAGTAGGACAGTCTGGTATAGGTAACATATTAGGTGGTATAGTCGGAGCCATTGGCGGTGCTGTTGGTGGCGAATACGCAGCAGAGCATATAGCAGACGCCCTTATGGGTGGCCCTGCGGCTGAACCAGTGAATCCTGCGATGATAACTAAGGAGAATTTCGAGACATCATACACTAGATCGGGCGAATCGGCGCTCGGTAAGTACACAGCACCAGACATGATGAATGGTTTTAAACCAATACAAGATATTAAGTCTAATATCGTGCCTAGTAATGTTACAGAGTCTACACAAACGGTGAGTGCGCTCGAGAGTGGCGTATCTATACCACCAGAGTCCACTGTATCAGCAACTACTTCAGACGCAAGCGCTGGACTTCAGCCAATCACGTCTAATATACAGTTCAATACTCCATCCCAGACCGAAAGCAGAATAGAGTCTGTTAGCACCAAAAGTGACACAGACCAGTTCAACTCAGAACGAGTTATCAATCGATTTAACGAGATGAATATCCAGAAAATAGACAGTCTGCGCATAACGAAAGATCAGCTCAGCCCGGTCATTCCTATTAGCGGAAAGCTTGACGCTATCAACAATAATGTGTTGAAGCCCATAAATGCGACGAAAGGAACTGGAGTGAATGTTGTGAATAGCTCTGGAGGAAACACGAACAATACGTCAAATGTCGGAGGATCAAGTAGCACGGTTAATGTGTTTCAGAGTAACGGATCTAATGCACTGGCAAATCATCTACCATCGAGTCAGACATCTAACTGACAAAAAAAGGGAGCGCATTAGCACTCCCCTTTATTAACTTACCATTCTAAATCGAAGATTACTCTTCTGCTAAACTCTTGAAGAAGTCAAGCGAGTCATCATCGTCACTCGATGCTTCAACGCTAGGTCGAGCCGCTGAGGTCGGTGCCTCTGGTGTAGCTCGCTCTTTGAAGTTGGCACTAAACTCCATTCCAACGTCATCCGAAGCTGTGTTACTTGGAGCAGCATCTCGACCATCCAATCCCAGAACTTTGTACAGCTTAGTCTTCAATTCAGTGTAAGACTTGAAGTTCTTCGGATCAATGATATCAGACAAAGAGTGTGCTTTGTTCCAAACGCCTTCCATGTCCTCATCAGAGACGACAGTACCACTCGCTTCTGTCAACGGATTCACAGCGGAGAATTCGGACTTATCGTAGTTACGGTAGCCTTCAACCTGACGGATCTTAAGCTTGAAGTCTGCACCTTCCCAGAAGTCGAACGGGTTGATTGGAGCTTCATCAGCAAACGAAGGATTCATCGCATCGTTCAGCTTATCAAAGATCTTCTTACCGAACTTGTACAAATACGTCTGACCTTCACGAGATGGGTTAGATGGATCTGATACAACGTAGATGTTAGCAACATAGCTTAATCGACGCTTCTGTTTACGTGCTTGCTCTTTATCTTCATCATGGCCAGAGTTCCAGAGCTTAGAGTTGTACTCGGAGCATGGATCGTCCAGATTGATCGTGGTAAGAGAGTTTTCGATGTACCAACCACCAGTGCCTTGAAAGCCGTGATCCCACATACGAACGAATGGCATATCTTCACCCTGGGGTGCTGGGAGGAATCGGATTACTGCGTAGCCGTTGCCTGCTTTATCGACATCTGGTTTCCAGAAACGATCATCACCGCCTTTCTTTGTGGCAGATCCCATTGATTGTAGCTGGGAGTTCAGTTTGTCAAAAGAGTTTGAACGAGCTTGCTTTAGTGCAGAAAATGATGTAGCCATATGGGTATTCCTTAATATTACGATTTATGTTATATGTTTGTTTTGGTATTGCTTTATTATACTATAGAACGGAGTATCTGTCAAGACATATTTTGCGCATTTTAGCTTTATCGTATGATAAAAATGGCTTATAGTTTTGAACAGTCTTATTTATACTCGGATAAACTATCGTATCATTGATAGCTCGATCCCAGTACTTGAAGCAGTGTGTGAGGTCATCTAGTATGATGAGACTCTCAATGCTAACTCGTTTAGTATTATAAAGCTTTAGTACGCTAGGGTACTGTCCATCTTCGACAACAAAGTTACTGTTGAAGTCATCATCTAACTCCTCCAGCTCATTCTTAAATACATAAGTGATTGCTTGTTGCCGCTTCGACCACTCGGTGTAGATAGTATTCGCATACTCGCTATTGACCAAATCGCCTATCCATAAGTTGGGTTTCTGTATCAGGTTCGCTAACACGAAGTCTTTACAGTCCCGTCTCTTAGCCAGTTTATAGAAGAAGAACTTGTCCTTTCTATTCTCAAAGCTATCGACGCTTAGTCGCATCTTACCACCGTACTTGACGTAATCGTAGCTAGTGGTAAAGTGCTTCTTCATTGCCATGTAGTAAGTGTACAACTCGAAGGCGTCTCGAGTGGTGTACATCGACGTTCCTGTCATACTACCATTCCCGGTAAACGTACTAACTTCTCGACCAGATTAAGCTCCTCAGCTTCCATGTAAATCTTAGCTCGTAACACGGGTGAGCGCCGAATGATCTCTCCAACGACTTCTACCTCTAATTTATGTCTCTCTGCATAGTCAATAACAGCATCGATATAGGGCACACCCTTGGTAATCATCTCAGCTATATCCACCATGATACACTCAGAGCTTAGCTTGTTTAGTATTTCTAGATCCTGTTTTTCGATGATGGTGTTCCCTATTATCAATGTGTGGTTCTAGAATATGGCCGCAGAACGGCCAAGGCGTTTACTGTACAGTTTCGAGCAGTGCTTCGATCTCTTCGATCTCAGACATAAGTTCGCTCATGTTCTGCTTATGGAAGATACGAGCCATCTTAGACAGGTACTTCTTTGGGATGCCGACATCTTCTTCCAGCGATACAAGAGCTTCTTTGATGAACGAGCGCTCAGCTTCTTGACGCAGATAGGAGTTACTGATTTCGGTCATGCAGCCTTTGATACGCTTCTTGTCTGCATCTGATGTTGGTATGATAATTCCAGTCATGTTATATTCACCTTGTACGTTAATTTTAAAGTTCGTGCTAAATGCACTATCATGGTCTTACTTCGTTCTATATGGACATTATACTATGGTTCGACGTCCCTGTCAAGACATTTTAATCTTTAATTCCTAAAAAGTCTGCAATCGAATCTGTGAATGTAGAGTCCACGTAGATACCATCAACCTCAATCGCAACGCTGGTCGGTCCTGAGAGTTCATAGAATGTACATCGAGTCTTGTTGTTGACATTCGTCGCACATATCTGTTGCTTATTATCAATAAGGAACATAACGTCTAGCATCCAATTGCCTAGCATGTATAGCCCTGTTTTGG